ACTGTTCATGCCCCTGGATGGGACGGAGATACGGAGCGATTTTCCTGAAAATCGATTTTGCCGCCTTAGTCCAAGAAATATCATAACGATTGAGAAAACCTCGGAGTCTTTGGACTGCCGAGGTTTTGCCATAGAAAGGAGGTCGTGGCATGGCGGTTAAAAAGCAACTGTTGAAAAAAACAGACACGCCAAAAGTGAATAAAGATGCAAAGCCTAATGCGGTAGAGCCGCCAGTAACCAGCGACGAGGAATATCGTTGCACCTGCTGCGGCCACAAATATAAGAAACAAGAAAGAAATTTCAATCGCTCAAAATCTCCTATTTATAGGGGGAATAATGGATACCTCTCTATTTGCCAGCGTTGTATCGCCGAGCTTTATGAGCAATATGTGAAGTTCTACGATCATGACGAGGACGCTGCGGCTGAGCGTATTTGTCAAATTACAGATATGTATTTTGACCCGGATATTTGGGCTGCGTCCAGAAAAATCAGTGAAAGTCGTGACGGAAAGAGTCGCAACCGGATCAGCACCTATGTTTCAAGGCTAAATCTCAACCAAGTTGACGGTCGCACCACGTATTCAGATACTTTGGTTCGACGCTGGGAAGCTGACGTAGAAAATGCAGCGTCTGTGGCTGATGTGGAGAGTAATGTGGATATCCCCGTGGCAACAGATGTCGTGCGTAGGTTTGGTACAGGATTTGACGCTGGCGATTATGATTCTATGCAGTATGAGTATAAGAACTGGGTGGATCGGTACGGAGAGCCTATCGACAAACGGCAGGAAGAACTGTATATCTCCATTTGCTATATGAAGCTCAATCTTCAAAAGCTACTCCAAAAGGGTGACACTAATATTGGTGCTGCGGCCAATAGTTATAAGAGCCAGATTGAAGCAGCTACAACTGAAATTGAGGATCGTCTAAAAAGGGCGGAGGCTGAAAAGCAGTTGAGTCCTCTTGGCGAAATGATCCGAGATATTGAGGAGTATTGTCCGGCTGAATACTACAAAGATAAAAAGCTCTTTGCTGATTTTGATAAGTTGAGGGAGTATATTGATCGCTTCATGACCAGGCCACTTCGCAATTTGCTGACTGGCTCTAAGGAGTTGGATAAAGAGTTCAGCTTGTCGGATACGGAGGAATAAGCCATGGATTATGAAGCATTGATGGATGATCGTCAAAAGCATCTTCATGAGCATTTTCCTTCTACCAGCAAATTGAGTAATCCTGAGTTTGTGAAGAAACTTCTTGAATGGTTGACATTTTGGAGGAGAAATCCTAATCGTTTTGTACAGCGATACTTCGGGATTTCACTCTACCTATATCAGCATATCATTTTGTACCTGATGGATCTTTGCCCCAGTATTTGTATTGTCGCGGCACGAAGCGCAGCAAAGTCTTTTATCATTGCTGTATATGCCTGTAAAGAGGCTATTTTGCGCCCTGGCTCACTAATCGTTGTGGCTTCAGCTACAAAGAAGCAGGCCAAACTAATAGTGTCGGAGAAAATTGTCAAAGAGATTCTGCCGAGGTCGCCATTGCTTCAGGCCGAAATCAAGGGTATCAAGGACAGCCAGAATGAGATTGAGGTAAAATTTAACAACGGCAGTTCTATCGTGGTGTTGGTTGCTAATGAAAATGTGCGTGGTTATCGTGCGACGGTTTTCATCTATGAAGAGTTTCGTATGATCGCCAAGAATATCATTGACACGGTTTTGTCTCCTACATTGTTCCAGCGGCAGATCCCTTTTAGAATCAAATATCTCGACGAATACCGGGAGCTGAAAGAGGAGCCGAAGGAAATTTATATCAGTTCTTCATGGTACAAATCCCATTGGATGTGGGATTTCATGAAGATTGTGACAAAGGATATGCTGAATAAAGGTACGTCCGTTCTCATTGGTATGGATTATAGTATCGCTCTGAAACATGAGATCAAAACCAGAGACTTCTTGATTAAGGAACGGAAAAAGCTGGATAGGGTGGCCTGGACGATCGAGTATGAAAACCAGATGGTTGCAGAGAACGCCCATGCTTATTTCACATATGAAATGATGAATCGGAATCGTGTTTTGAAACGTCCGTTTTATCCACGTCAGAATGAAGATGTGTTGGCGAAGGTTAAGAATAAGCATACCATTCCTAAGCAGGCTGGCGAAATTCGTATTATAGCCTGCGATATTGCTCCAGAGGGCGGCAGTAAAAACGACAACTCAGTCTTCACCTGTATCCGTGCTCTGCCTGAAAGTAAAGAGTACAAAGTTTCAGATACAGTTGGAGATCATATCGAGGTCAAACAAGGCTACCGGCGTCAGGTTGTCTATATTGAGCCACAGACTGAATTTGAAACGTCCAAACAAGCTATCCGCATCAAGCAGCTATTCGCTGACTTTGATGCGGATTATTGCGTTCTTGATACACGTAATGCAGGTATCTCAATCTTTGACTCTCTTGCAAAGGTGCTTTATGACGTGGATCGAAATGTGGAGTATGAGCCATGGACGTGCATGAATGACGATAAGCTGAAATCTCGTATCGTCATTGCCGGCCAGAAAGAGGTTGTCTACTCTGTCAAGGCTTCATTGGAATTGAACAGCAAGATTGCCGTGTGCATGAAGGATACGCTGATCAATAGAATGATTGAATTGATGGTTAGCAACCAAGAAGGTGTGGAGGAGTTGCAGCGGCTTATCCCAGAGTACGCCACAGCTGATGTGGATACTCAGCTATTCTATGAGCGTCCATTTTTGGAAACGGTTGCTTTGATCAATGAAATGATCGGTTTGGATTATACAATTCAAAATCAAACCAATCTGATCAAGATTGAGGAACGTCCGGGCGCTCGGAAAGACCGCTACACCTCGGTATCGTATGGCAACTATTTTATCTCACTTTTGGAGACTGATCTATTCTCAGATAACTCTGAATATGAGTTCGTGACACTTTGTAATTAAGGAGGTGAAGACAATGGCAGGAGGATTTTTCTCCCGATTTTTTCAAGGAAGGGATCGGTCTGAGACGCAGGCAGTAGTACCAGCGCCCCAGCAATCTGATACCGCTTCCCAAGACGTTTCCTTTGAGTTTAATACATTTCTTGGAGCGTCCTATATGAATGTGGTTAGCTATGGGGCAACCCAGAACTCTCCGTATACTATCCAAGAAATCACAAGAATGGCACGGAACCCCATGCAGTACATTAAGCCACTTCGTCAATGGGCTAAGTGGGCGTATTACTCTAACGGAACGGTTACGACGGCGATCGACAGCCTGATTAGTCTTCACTCCCTTGATTATGTTGTGGTCGTTAAACCCAAAAAGGCAGGGGGTTCCCGCAAAAAGTATCGTAGCAATATCGACAAGATGAACAGTGTGCTGCGGTCAATGAGATACAAAGAGGTCATTCGTGATGGCTTGTTCCATAATGCCAATGAAGGAATGTATGTGGCATATATGGAGACACGCACCGTTCCTGTGGACGATCGCCTTGCATTGACGGATTACGATGTGCAGGGCATTACCGAGATCAATTCGGCGGGCGTCAATACGGTTGTGATTCCATTGCCTGTAGATTATGTTCGGATTATTGGTCGTAGAAACAACTGCTATGAGGTAGCATTTGATCTACGGTATCTGGAAGGTGTGTCAGAAGATGACAGGAAGCGCAAGCTACAAGGTCTGCCTCGGCAGATTCAAGAAGGATGGCGAAAATATTCTAACGGGGAATTTCCAAATGGCGCGTGTTGGCAAAGACTTGATTGGCATAGAACGATTGTGACCAAGATCAAGAGCGGGCAGAATGACCCATTTGGCGTGCCATTTGCGGTGGCTGCTCTGGACGATATTGATTATGCCAAGTATTTCATTAACACAAAGCGGCGCGTATTGGATACGGTCAATAACCAAATCTACTATGAGACTTTCCCAGAAGGAGAGAAGAAGGGAACTTCGGCGCTATCCAAAGTTCAACAAGAGCACCAACATGACACTGTAAAGCAGGCGCTAACACAGCGTTCCAATTCTAATGGTGTTTCGTTCTTTTCCTTGGCTGCTGGCACCAAGATGGACAGGCTCCCGGTCGATTTGTCTTTGTTGGATGAGCAAAATGAAAATGCGATCAAAGAAGATGTGAATGAGGATATCGGTATTGCTGCTGCCGCGCTTAGTGGTAGTTCAACAGGTAACTATGCTACGGCTACACTAAATATCGAAATCGTTGCAAATAACGTATACACATGGATTGAGGCTTTGGTTGAGGAGCTAAACAAATGCTTGAATTACAATGTAATTCGGGATAGCAACTATCGTGTTGAGTTTCGTGTGCTTCCAATTACCTTTATCAATCGTGAAAAGCAGGTCAAATTCTTTTCCGATTTGTATGCGCGTGGAAAAGGTAGCTTGACTGCATGGATTGCTTCTTCTGGTATCAATGTGGACGATTACCTCTCACTTATGGATTTCGAGCTGGATGAAGATTTTGAGAACCGTTATCCAGTGCATAAGACTTCGTTCACAGTCACAGGTAAGGATGCTCCTGATGGCGACGTAGACCAAAGCACTGGCGGCGGAGATCCACCGCTTAATGCAAGTACAGAGTCTACCAAAGCCAACAATGCCAACGCGAGTCCATCTCCGTCAGACTGATAGGAGGTGAAGCAGAAGATGCACGGTGAAAGAGTTTTTGCCCCCATCTATGAGGTTTCAAGTAAATGCACCATTGTAGGTAGACGGCCTATCAAGGTTGTTTTGCATGAAGTTTTTCCAACAGACGCTGAATACCAGGAAAACGGAATCTCATGGAAAGAAGAGTATGTCCAAGCCAATTTGCACTCTGTCACAGGAATGTCAATCGTTGTGGAATTTTTGACTGAGGATAGAGACGCCCCATATGGGCATGGCATGACAGAAATTCGGGACGAAGATAACTTGCCTCTATTTGAAGATGCCACTATGGTTGGGCATTTTGATAGAGCATATGTGGATGACGTTGAAATCAAAGGTGTCATGAAGCGCGTTTTGGTTGCAGAGGGCACATTGGATGAAATGCGTTACCCAAAATTTGTTGCTTGGCTGCGTGAGCATATGGCGGAGTCTGTTGTAAAAGGCTCCGTTGAAATTGTTGGCAAGCCAGAGCACGAAGGTCACATTATTTACTCCGGCGGTTGGAAAGATCAAGGTCGTGTTCCGCAGTATTATGATTACAGCGGGTATGCGATTCTTGGTGTCAAACCGGCTGATGAAGCCGCTATCGTGATGGAGCTAAATAATAAAAAAACTGACAAGGAGGATCAGAAAATGGAAGAGAAGCTGAAGGAAATGATGGCGGCTATTAGCGGCATTTCCACTGGGATTTCCGAGAGTAATTCCAAGTGGGACGAGTATTGGGCCAAGGTTGATGGACTGCAGGCTCAGATTACTCAGCTGAACGCCGACATCAAGCAGAAGGAGGCAGAGATCGCCCAGGTTCATGCGGACTACGATAAGGAAGTGGCCGCTCGTGAAGCTGCTGAGGCTGGTCTAACCGAGGCCAACGCCGCTAAGGAAGCTGCTGAGGCCAGCTTGACCGAGGCTAATGCCAAGATTGCTGCACTGGAAAATGCCGCTGCCGTAGCAGAGCTGAACGCTGCACTGGCTCCCTACACTGAGGAGCAACAGGCATTTGCCAAAGATGAGATTGAGGCTTTTAATGCCAATCCTGGCAGTGTTGAAATCAACAGCATCATTGGTAAGATCTGTACTGGAATGGTGCAGGCGGCTCGTGAGAATCACACCGCAGAAACTAATGCCGCCAATCAGATTGACGTGTTTGGCATGACAGAAGATGCCGGCAAGCAAGAGTCTGATGATGACGGCGTGGAGATTTTTTAAGAGAAAGGAAGATGAGATACAATGAAGGGTAAGACGATTGGTTACTTCAAGGGTGTCCAGAATGTGGGTTACTGTGTGGCCGCTGTTGACCTGAAGGTTGGCATGGGTGTCATTCTGGATCAGGTCGCATTGACGGCCAACCTGCCTGCCTCTGAGGATGAGGCCAAGGCGTGCTATCGGATCGTGAGCAATATCAACGATAAGCCCGAGATGCACAATTTTGAGGAGACTCTGACGGTTAAGGCCGGCGAGAAGGTTCGTGCTGACGACCTGACCAGTGTGGCAAATCTGGAGGTCGAGTTTGCTCACTACGAGATCAGCACCGATTATGCTGACATTGCTGAGAAGGACACTTTGGTGTTCGGCACTGACGGCCTACTTGTGAAGGGCGATCCTGATGGTTACAAGGTGTACTTCGAGGTTATCAAGAAGACCGCGTACATGGGTAAGGGCATCCTCGCCGTTATTCGTGTGCAGTAAGAAAAAGGAGGGAATAAACAATGAGCACGATTTATGAAATCAACATGAGCAATGCTCGTGCTGACGTGAATACTGGTCGTGTCAAGCAGGACTCTAAGATCGTTGAGGTCTTTTCTGCTTTGACCCAGGGTCGTCGGCCCGACGTTGACGACAAGACCAAGGATAAGAGCGTGGCAACTCTGCGTGAGATGTCCAGCAAGGCTTTGGACGGCGATCCTACTGCCAAGAGTGAGATCAACTCTATCATCCGGTTCTCTATCGAGCCGAAGCTGTTGGAGGTTGTGCGCCTGTTTGACTTCATGGGCACCTACCGTCGGATCGGTTATCATGAGGCTCCCATGATGAAGACCTACGGATACGAGAGCATTGATTCTCGCTTCCAGGCTTCTTCAAGCGACGTGCCCTTCGCTGCTGTGAATTGGCGTGAGTACCCAATCGGCACTCAGACCATTTCTGCCGGTTTTGCTGTTGACTACCGCGAGCTTCAGAACGGTAACTTCGACGGCAACATCCGTGAGGGCATGAATCAGGTGCAGATTGATATGCAGAACAAGATGACCTACTACGTCATGACCGTTCTGTATAACGCTCTGAAGAACGCCAAGGGCGTGAAGCATTTTGCGGAGGCCAACGGTATCACCAAGACCGGTGTTGACAGTATGCTCAAGAGTATGCGTCGGTACGGCAAGGTCAACATCGCCGGCGATTACAGTGTGGTGTCCCAGTTCAACGATTTTACTGGCTTCAAGCAGTTCAGCGCAGATGAGCTTCGTTACGCCAGCCAAATCATTTCTGAGGAGATCCGCAAGACCGGCCTTGTGAATATGTACAACGGCGCAACCGTTACCGAGCTACCCAACGCGATCAACTGGACTCAGCTGAACAAGGAGGGTACTGACTATGACCTGTATATGCCCCAGGGCTTGCTGTTCTTCCTGCCTCGTGGCGCTGTGTCTCCTCTGCAGGTCTTCCTGCGTGGCGGCATGACCACTATGACCGGTGACGACATCGTGACCCGTCAGCACCTGACTCGCTTCGACATGGAGTTTGGCGCTGGTGTGGCTGAGGGTATGGAGGATTGGATCGGTCTGATCTCCGATACCAATTTTGAGGCTCCTGCTGTTTAAGGCAGCAAGGCGCTTTTTTTATGCCCAAAAACGGGGAGGGGCATAATCGCCCCTCCCCAAAATTCAATAAAAGGAGAATCGTTATGACAACGAACACTGTTTTGGTAAACAACCTATGCTCTTGGCCTTTGAGCTTCAGGCGTTTGGCCGGTCAGGGCGATATCGAGATCCCTGGCAATGCAAGAAACTATCCTTTGCTCAGTTTTGAGGAGGTCATGGCCCAGATTCAAACCGGTAACGTGATGTTTACTGGAACTGATAACATGGGCAATCATGCCCGTATTCAGATCATTGACGAAGCGAAGCGCAAGGAACTGTTCGGCCTCAGCGAGATTGAGACTGACCCCCCTGCTTTGCTGAATGAGGAGAGTGTCAAGGAGCTGCTGGCTATTCGGCAGAAGGGAAAGTTCAATGAGCGTTTGGCCGAAATGGTCAAGACCGACGCTGAGAAGAAGATGCTCGTGGATCTGGCGTATAAGGTTGGGGCCGAGGATTCTGAGGTGTGGAAGGTTGACGCGCTGCGCAAGTTGGCAGAGACGGCCAAGGTCTAACCTATAAAAAGGGAAGGTGTGGATTATGGCAATCAAAAAGAGAACAACGTATGAAGCTATCGTGGATAAGTTCCGCTCCATGCCTTTGACCAAATTCGATATCCCGGAAGCATTGGAGGCGGAGTGGCTTTCTACGGCGGTATCGGACTATGAGCTGAATATCGGTTGTGAGCTTCGCTATGATGAGGAGACACATGAGTTTTGCGGTGAGCTGAAAAGTATTGTGATTCGCACGTTGGCTCAAATGATGTATGTATCATATCTGCAAAGAGAACTGAGCAGAGTCATGGCGCTAAATGGCGTCTATGGAAAAGATATACAAATCACTGGGCAGGACGCTACAAAGCGAGTGACAAAGCAAGAGCTTGACGATCAGATTGCTCAGGTTGAGGTCTTGCTTCACCGGCAGAAGACCCCTGCTTATGGATAAGAGGTGACGATATGTCGGAACAGTCAAAAAGCTGGTATCGGATGACACGGCCTCTTTTCAATAGCGGATTTGAGGATGATGAGTTTTGGGCGTATGGTCAAGATGGATTCCAAGAACTGCTTGATTCTTTTCTTGGATCAAATGTGCTGATTTACGATAAAACGATTCATGCTGACCCTCAGATGGTACGGGCTATCATTCAGAACAAAACGAGCGACGTGTATAACAGCACGACAGTTCGGCAGATTCTTTGCAATATCGGTATTTTGAAGTGCGGTCAGTATGTAAAACACGAGGGAGCTTTTTGGATGGTGAGTGCGCTACCAGACAATAACCGAATTTATGAAAAGGCGGTGTTGTGGAAGTGCAAGCACGCAATTCGGTTTGTTTCTCCTTTGACAGGTGAGATCGTAGAATATCCTGTTTACAGTACAAATAGCACTCAGTATGGTACTGGTGAGTCTGAGAAAACGCACATGAATGTCGGTGAAGATCAACATTTGCTTTATATCCCATATAACAAAGAAACCATTCTGCTGGATGACCAATTCCGCTTTATCATGGATAAACGACGTGATAAACCAACTGTTTATCGCATTACCAGAGTTGACCCCGTCTCTTATGCGGTAGGCAGTGAGCGTGCCGAAGATGGCCTGATTCAGTGGGCCGTTTTGGAAGATCAGCTCAATACAGAGGTTGACAGTATCGAACTCATGGTAGCGGATTATTACGCTAAAACTCCTGGAGGAACAGAGGAAGTGCCGGGTGAGAGCGCACATATTACCTTGACCGATCTGGATGGAGATTTCAAGTTGGCGTGTGGAGAAACAAAGCAGATTCTTGTTCAGGTGCTGGATGAGGATGGAGAGCCTATTGCCCCATTGCAATACCGTTTGGAGTACGATTTTGCTGGTGCAGCCAGCATTGTCGATGAAGCAGACGGGGTAGTTGTGGTACAGGCTTCGGAAAATTCTGCATTTGTGGGCAGGCAAATTGAAATCAAGGCGATAAATGATGAGTCTGGAAGTAAGGCTGTTATCGCCATTCAGATTGTGAACTGGTAAGGAGGTGAGAAGGGTGCCGCATTTCGACGCAATGATTCAGCAGAAAATTTTGTTGAAACGAAAATTGCTGCAAACCCAAGCTGTGGTCAATCTGTTGATGAACACAGGGAACAATGTAGAGGAGTTTGAAGATATAAAGACAGGCAGCAAAAGTCCTGCGGCCTCCTTGATCAAAACTCACTTTTATGTTCCTGGAACTCAGACAGAGGATAAAAACTTTATCACGATGCAGAGTCGTGTTGTGTATACCGACTCTAATGTGGTGAAGGAGACAAGTATTACTGTCTATATCATCTGTAACGAGCACCAGATTGACTTGCTACAGGGTTCCAGAGCGGATCTGTTGGCAGATGAGGTGGATCGTATTTTGAATAACGGGGATAAGCCTTTGTTCGGCTTGGGCGGAATTGCTTTGGCGACAGCGAGCGAAGTTCAGTTCAATGAAGGGTACTCCGGGTGGCAAATCCCATATGTTACTCACGAGATGAATAGGAGGGCTGATATCATTGATTGATCAGCTGAAGTTGTTTCGTGGAGAGAGCTATAAGATCAACGACAAAATCACAATTAGACATCCTACGTTGGAGGAGATTGTGAATTTCGGTGAGCAACGGTACTTTGGGTTGGTGCGCACAATTTGTTCGACGCCTGCTGATAGGAAGGTTGAGATCTGGGATAAGCTACATATCTTTTGGGAGCAAATGGATGAATATGATCTATTCATATCTCTTTTTCAAACACTCAAATTATCTGATGTGTCTATCCTTTTTGGGGATATGGATTTTGAGTCCTTCAAACTTGTTACACGGTCAGATCCGCCAGAATTGGTTTTGATGAATAAAGACCATGTGATAGTTGATAGGGCAATTCACAAATTGATGACGGATTACCTTCGTCAAATTCACAAGCTGAAAAAGAATGTGGATACGGGGTACAATGACGCCACAAGAATGATCATGATTGAGGATGACCGAGACGAAATGATGCTACAAATGCGCAAACCATTCCGTTCGTTGCTCATGCCTCTTGTTTCTTCTTTGACAAACTGCCCAGAGTTTAAGTACCGGTGGGATGACGTATGGACGTTACCCATCGGTGTTTTTATGGATAGCGTAGAGCGCGTCCAGAAGCATAAGAGCTACAACTTTGTGATGCACGGCATTTACAGCGGTTGTGTTGATATAAAGAAGCTCAACAAAAAGGAACTGCATTGGATGGGGGAACTGAAATAATCCCCCCCCCACAACAACACAGAAAGGATGAGGAAAACCATGTTTAACGCAACTCAATTTGTCATTGACAAGGTGCGTCGGATTACTCAGATCAACCTGGAAACGGGTTTGGTTGACTTCACTGGTATCAGTGTGGAGAACCCTCAGATTGAGTTCACCGGCGAGTCCACCGACAAGACTGATGCCCAGGGCATCTTGCTGGCTCGTTTCGACACCGCCAAGGGCGTGAATTTCACCGGCGAGCTTTCTCTGCTGAACCTGAGCCTGATGGGCGCTCAGTTGGGTGCTGAGGTGCAGGTTGCTACTGAGGAAAAGAAGGTCACTGGCGCTGACTTTGCCATTCTCACCGTGACCACGGATGGCGATGGTAAGAAGACTGCCACTCTAAAGCACGCTCCTTCTACGGTGCCTGCTGCTGTGTATACTCTCAGCGAGGATAAGAACATCAGTGGCACGATCGAGGTTGGCACTGAGGACGGCCAAGCTCAGATTGCCGACAAGACCATCACTCTGCCCGAGGATTATGCCGGTACGACCGTGGGTGTGTTCTACGAGTATGAGACGGATTCTGCCGTCAAGCTGGTGGACAGCGCTGAGAGCTTTGCTGACGCTGCTATGTACATCGTGGACATTCTGGCCGCTGATGTGTGTAACCCTGCCAGTAAGCGTGCTGGTAAGATCGTATTCCCCAAGGCCAAGATCGACAACAACTTCACCGTCAACCTGACCACCGAGGGCACTCACCCCTTCTCGTTCACGGCTCTGAAGGACTACTGCGCCGACGACGCAGATCTGTGTTACATCCTCTTTGAAGAGTAAGGCGGTACGCTATGGTTCGGACGTGTAAGGTGTGTGGTGCTTCGTACAAAACGTGCTTTACCTGCGAGAAGGAACGTAGCTGGCGGCTGCACACCGACACTCTTGATCACTACTACATCTGGGGAGTGCTCATGGAGTATCGGGCAAGCCACAATGTCAAACAGGCGTACAATGCGCTTCGGAAGCGGGGTATTGACTTTCGTAATACGGCACAGTTTTCGCCAACAGTTCAAAAACTTTTGGCGGAGATTTACACTTTAGCGCACGAAAATAGTAGGGCGAAAAAAGTGGTCGTTGACACGAAAGAAACCAAGGCCGAAGAGTCTGTAAGGAACGAGATTACGGAGCAATAAGGGTAAGAAGAAAGGGAGGGTTTGCGCCCTCCCTTTTTTCGACTCTTAAAGAAAGGTGGTGAGACAGGTGAAAATACTGGCCGTGGATCAAGCCAGACATGGCGCATGGGCTATTTATGACTATGAGAAGAAAGAGCTTTTAGTCTATGGTACGTGGGGCTATGATAGCAAGAATTATACATTTGAGCAGGCAATTTTGCACATTGAGGCTTTGATTGAAGAAGTCATCCAAACGCACGATATTGACGCTGTTTTCTTAGAAGATATTCAGCTTAGGCAGAATGTTCAATCGTTTAAGAGATTGGCGCAATTACAGGGCGTACTCGTGAATTTGTGTGAAAAAACGAATACTTCATACCATTTGGTAGCACCAACACAATGGCAAAATTACTGTAAAGCAAGAGGTAGGACGGCAAAGGAGATTAAATCAAAGGTTACATCTGTCGAACCTACGACCAAAAAGACATCAAAGATTCTATCACTCCAGTTTGTTCAAGACAAGCTGGGGATTGAAACCATGAATGACAATCTGTCAGATGCAATTTGCATTGGATGGTATGCCGTTCACAATATTAAAATCGGAAGCGAGGATAACACTGATGAAAAGCAATGAGACTAATAAGAAGCTGGCGGCTGAATTTGAAGAGGACTTTGCGGATATGGAGGGCGTATTGGATACGTCGCTGCCCGATCCTGGTCTACTGGAACTGTATCGCCGGCTGAGGAAGCGTGAGATCGTCTGGAATGACGAAATTGATGATGCCACCATTGACATTGCTCTATACATCAAGAAGTGGAATGAAGAGGATAAGGGCGTCGCCCCTGAAAATCGGAAGCCTATCAAAATCTTCATTAACTCGGATGGCGGCAGTGTTGATACTGTGCTCCATGTTATCGACATGATTCGGTTGTCCAAGACGCCTATCTATACTATTGGCATGGGCCGGGTGTATAGCGCTGGTGGACTTTTGCTGATGGCTGGTCATAAGCGGTATATTTTCTCTCATACCAGCTGTCTGATTCATGACGGATCTTCTGGCGCGATTGGTAGCATTGGTAAGATGCTGGATAACTTGGAGTTTACCAAGCGGCTGGAGGAGAAAATGAAGCAGTATATCCTAACCAGCACTCATATCACGGATGAAATGTACACCCAAAACTATCGCCGTGATTGGTTCTTGTTCAGTGAAGAAATGATTGAGCTGGGCATTGCCGACGAGATCGTAACCGACATTGATACCATTCTTTGATGCGAGGAGTGAAAGGATATGGCAAAGAAAAATACACGCACGGAATCTCTCGAAGTCCCTATTACTTTGGCTGACCATCCCTTTTATGGATTGAAGCTGGACGAGCAGCAGAAGGTGTTTCGGGATGCAATCTGGGATAAGGATAAGTTGATTGTGTTCTGCAATGCCAAAGCTGGAACCGGGAAGACCTTGCTGGCTACAGCCACAGCAAATTTGCTGTGTCAATATGGCCGGTGTGATGGGATGATTTACATTGCTTCTCCTACACAGGAGCAAAAGCAGGGCTACCTAAAGGGAACGATTGAGGAGAAGTCTGAGCCGTATTTTGAGCCATTTTATGAAGCGTTGGGAAAGATTGGCGTGAATCGCAATACTGCGTTTTATGACGGTGGAACCAACGGAAAATATCAGTCCGCTTATATCCAGTGTGTTACGCATACGTTTTTGCGCGGCACAAACTTTGAAAACAAGGCAGTCATTATTGACGAGGCTCAGAACTATTACTTTGACGAGTTGAAGAAAGTTCTGACAAGATTACATGACAGTTGCAAAATCATTGTGATTGGTCATGAAGGGCAAAATGATTTGTTTGATCATCCAGAGCGGTCTGGGTTTGTCCCGTACCTGAATTGGTTCGCAGGTGACGACAGAACGGCAGTGTGTCATTTGACTGAGAACCACAGGGGCTGGATCAGCCAACACGCCGACGAATTGACATTTCGGACGGCAATGAATATTTAGGAGGAACGGCAAAATGAAGAAAATTGCTGTGAATACAATGAAGACTTTTCTGAAGGAGCACAAGCGCGAGGATACATACACTCAAACTTTTAAGGTTGCAGACAGCTCCTTCGAGGTGGTGTTCCACACTAATCTCAGCATTGCAGAAAAGTCTACCTTTATCAACCGTGTGTTGAAGGGGTGCTTTGACCATATGGGCAACTTCCGCCCTGAATATGTGTCTCCTGTACTGCGGGCCACCATTCTTCAGATGTGTACCAATGTGCCGGCGCTGACTCTCAAAAATGAAATGAGCGATAACGGTTCACCTGCGCTGGATTTGGAGGCCATGAACGATCTGTACGTGGCTATGGATCTTGATTGTGTGAACAATCCAGCGTATCAGGCAATGATGAGTGAGATGGTTCAGCTCAGTATGCAGGCCATTGATTGGAAGAAAGCACGTAACCTATCCAGTCATAATACTGACTCTGCTCTGAGGAACCTGTTGGATACGCTGACTGCAAAGGTTGATGGCATGGACACCAGCTCTCTTATGCAGTACGCAGGTATTCTTTCCGAGGCTACCAAAGGTTTGGGCGAGGGAGACATACTGAAGGGTTTGCTTGAAGCGAGGGCGGCAGAGACAGCCAGTTAAATTGTAAAGGAGGTGGCAGAATGACGATTCATGAGGCACTTGCACGAGCCAATCAACAGCTTATGTCTAAGATTGACGATGCAATGACGAAGGAAGTTTTTAAGGAAGTGCAGGATGAAGAAACTGCCACCATCTATGCCGAAGTGTATAAGGTTTATACGCCTCGAATTTATCGCCGGCGTGGAGAATACGGCGGACTGGGCGATCCTTATAACATTGAAATTCAAGGCGGAGCAGCTGTAGGCGGTAGAATGGCTGTAATCAATGTAACAGACCCAAATCCGGGGGGCTGCACGAGTGATGCAGTTGTAACGACAGGTAAGAATTTGCCTGAGCTGGTGGAATACGGACATGGTTACAAATTCTATAGCTATGACTTTCCTAAGAGGGGCGCGGCTTTTATGGGGCCGCGCCCTTTTACTGCAAAAACCATTGAAAACCTGAAAAAGAGTCGTGCTCATGTGAGTGCGTTGAAAGCTGGATTGAAGCGTCAAGGGATCAATGTGAAATGAAATCAAATAGCAAAGGGTGGTGAGAGATGTGGAAGAGGATCTAAAAATTGTACTGACCAGTGAATTGGAGGCTGATGAACAAGCGTCCGCGAGACGTATTTCTGCACAGCTTCCCAATATTGCAAAGCTGATCAATTCCAGGAGCAATATCAAAGTGGGTGTCACGCTGGATGAATCTAACATTCAGTCGCAAACACAAAAATTGACTCAACAGATTGCCCAGGTTACTAAAGCCCAAGGTATTGGTGTCTCGTTGAGTTTGGATCAAAGCTCTGTCAACAAAATTCGGACAGAGCTTAATAATTTGAAGGTCAATCCAGATATCTCTCGTGCCATGACGGATCAGCTGGATCAAATGGGAATCCAGATTGATAAGATTACTGGCCGTTGGGAAGAGGTCAATGGTCAGCAGGAACGTATGCTGAATTTGACTATTCAGGGTACAGACCAAATGGGGCGTACAGTCACATATCTACAGACTTACGATACGGAGACTGGCAATATCAATACCCACTTGACCAATGTAACGGCCAATTTGGAGAAGCAGCGTAACGCTCAGGAACAGTTGGCAAAGCAGGCTAAGGCTGACAATGAATCAAGAGTTTCATACTTGACCAAGCAGCAGGCGCTTCTTGCTGATATCCAAGCCACCTATGCCGGCGCTACATCTGCAAAACCAGTCACCGACGAATCACATTTGACGGAGCTAAACAATACTTACTCTGCAATCAATGCCCAGATTCAGAGCATGATTGCCAATGAGGGTAAGTTGGATAGTGTTCAGCGCTCTAACTTGGAGGCTCAAATTTCCGGGTTGAAGCGTATGGTCAAAGAGTACCAGAACGCTGAATATGTGGCAACCAAGCTGCGGACAAAAGACATTGGCGCAATCAAGGGCGATCAACTTTCTGGATTGGAGGCTTTGGAGAAGCGGTTGGAAGCCGCCGGCACATTGACTGATACATTCAGGCAGAAGATTGACGGTTTGAAAACTGCTTTGAATGGGGTTAGCAATAAAGACCAGCTGGTGTCTTTCCTCAATAGTTTTGATCAGCTGAACAATGATGTGTCTGTATTTCAGGAGCGTCTACGGGGTGTAAACAATATTTATACTCAGCTTATCGCCTTGGATAAGCAGATTACCTCTGTTCAGTCCGCTATGACTAAGTTAGACCCCAAGGCGGATGAAAATAAACTCGTCGCACTGCGCGGCCAGTTGGCGGTGCTGAATAATCAAAAGGCTTCCTTGGAAGCTCAGCTTGCTCCATATTCTGATATTGTTCAGTATGCAAAGCAGGCGACCGCCCTTGAACAGAGTCGGCTTATGAACGGTTCTCAGCTGGTATATACCCAAATGGAGCTGGCTGATAAGGCGCGAGAATACGATACCGCTATGCAACGTGTGCCGACTACCATTGCTGATTTGCAAACTAAATTTAAGCAGGTAGTGGCACCTACCGAAACACTTGTGCAGAACATGAAGCTGCTCCGTGAGACTGCGGCGCAATACAGTTCAGATATGGGGGATCGAGAAAAGGTTCAAACATATGAACGGCTGCAACAGCTGATTGGTGCGTGTAGCAAGGAAATGTCTGAGCTGATGCGTGTACAGCGTGGCGAGGTCAACGATTTCAAGTTTACACAAAACTTGGAAAAGGCCAAAGCGGATTTGGCAACTGTTGGTAGAACATGGAGCGCATTGAAGCAAGATCCTGGCCTTAATGCACAGTTTCTACAACTGACTCAAAACCTTAAAAATGTCAACAACCAAATGGATTTGAACAAATGGACTTCTCAGTTCAGTGCGTTCAAATCTGAGGTTAAGGCTGCTGGAAAGAATATGCAGTCTCTTGGAGACATTTTGAAGAACAATGTGAGTAAGGTACTCCAATGGGTGTCCGCTACCACACTCTTGTTTCGAGCGTTCCGTTTGCTAAGGACTGCTCTTTCAACGATTGTCGATTTGGATACCGCTATGATCGACTTGCAGAAGGTTACGGTCGCAACGCGGGCCGAATATGATCGCTTCTATCGGAGTGCCAATGACACAGCCAAGGCGCTGGGTGTTACTACGGAGGAGGTCATTTCCCAAACGGCTGAATGGGCGCGTCTTGGTTATGCTATGCAGGATGCCGCAAAACTGGCGGAGAACTCTGCTATCTTTAAGGCCATCTCCCCTGGTATGGATATCACCATGGCTACTGATGGTCTGGTGAGTATGCTAAAGGCGTTTGATGAGATAGACGTTAATGACTCTTTGGATGGAATCATTTCTAAGGTAAATGATGTCGGTAACAAATTCGCCGTCAGCAACAAAGATATCGTTGAGGCTATGACCAGAACGTCTTCTGCCATGAAAGCGGCCAATAATACCTTTGAGGAAACGGTCGCTCTGGCTACGGCGGCTATCGAAATTACAAGAGATGCTGCCAGTGTAGGTAACGGTTTGAAAACCTTGTCTATGCGTATTCGCGGCTATGATGAGGAGACTGAGGAGTATTCTGAAGACGTAGCGGTTTTGACTGGTGCGATTGCTGATCTAACAAAGGTTGCCAGTAATGGAAATCGTGGTATCAGCATTTTTGAGCCAGGTGATCCCGAGACTTATCGTTCAACCTATGATATCTTGGCGGATATTGCAGATATCTGGGATGAGATGACCGATAAAAATCGTGCCAGCTTGCTGGAGGTTCTATTCGGTAAGCGGCAAGCTCAGATCGGTTCTGCTATCCTATCTAACTTTGATCAGGCGCGTAAAGCCATCGAAGTTATGGAGGATAGTGCCGGCAGTGCTAATCGTGAGATGGAAAAGATTGAGCAATCATTGGAGTATAAGCTGAACGCTCTGCAAGAGACATGGGTTGGTGTTGCTCAAAATCTATTCCAGACAGACGATATGAAGCTCGTTGTCGATGGTTTGACGGGTATTTCCAATGCGGTTGATTTTCTAACCGCAAGGCTGGGGCTATTTGGCACTATTGGTGTCGCCACTGCCATTTCTCTGATTTTCAAATTCAGAGCGTCTTTGGCGTCTTTGCAAACTACTGTGATGCCTGTGGTGAACGCCATCAAAACGTCTGGTGTGGCTATGGACGGTAGTGCAGCGAGTGTACAGTTCTATGCCACAAAATTGATGACGCTTGACAAATCTCAACGAGCAGCAGCTATGAGTGCTCTTGGATTAACTGCGGAGCAGAGGAAGCAAGTCACTACAATGACTGCGTTGATTGCTTCTGCCCAAAGATATACGATTCAAGAGCTTGCAGAAAAAGCGTCTACTGATAAAGCGACTGCTTCTACTCTTGCCAAGAACATGGCAAAGGCTACAGAGAAGCGAACGACTGAGCAAATTTCGGCGGCAATGATGGTCGAGATTTTGAACTCCAAAAAGTTGACTGCGGCCCAAAAGCAAGCAATCATTGCTTCTTTGGAACAGAGCGCAGCAAATGAGGCACAAGCGTTCTCGTGGAAAGCTGTTGGTGCAAATGCTAAGGCCGCTCTTGCGGCAATGGCAACAAACCCTATGACGTGGGTTATGCTGGCGGTGACTGCGGTTATGGCGCTGGTTCAGGCGTGGCAGAGCTATAAACAGGCTCAGGAGGAAGCACGTCAAGCGGCAATCGAAGCAGCGGGTTCAGCAGCTTCGCTTAGTGATGAGATTTCCAGTCTGACAGGACGGTACTTGGAATTGAGCGAGGCTGTCAAAACAGATGCTTCTGTTAAGGAGGATCTGCTTTCTACTCAAAATGAGCTTATTGATAAGTTGGGTCTTGAGAGAGGCGAGATTCAGGCGCTAACAGATGAATACGGCAACCTCACTGATGCAATTAAGGCTGCATCGTTGGAGAAGTTGAAAGAGGCTGAGCGTGACCTACGTGGTGGACAAAACGCATACGAGAAAGAACTACTGCAAGCAGGTGATACAGGGTACTTTGGCAGCGGTTCAGTTTCAATTTCTGCTGGCAAGGGAAATGGATTGTTTTCTACAAGTGATGAAACTCGTAGAGAGCAAACCAGAATGTATCAGGCACTGAAAGCTCTTGAAGATGCTGGGCTAATTGGATCTGGGTCTTATTCCTCTTATAATGACAATGGCACCAAATACAGTCAAGGATTTGCGTTCTTTGCTGGATTGGATGAAGACCTTGAAACGGTCGAAGGTATCCTAAACACATACGATGAGCTTGGCCGGATGCTGGATGTCGTTTCTGATAAGGCAGGTTCTAACAATCTTGTTTATGAGAAACTATATGCTGCATATAACTCTATGTCCTCCGCCGTAGAGGGTTATCGTAACTCAATTTCTCAGCTCAATACCAACCTTGCAGAGCAGTATATGTTGCAAGGACTGATTGGTAAAGAACTCCCCAACAACAAAGAGGAGTTCGACGCATATCGTCAGGGTGTTATTGATGCGGCAAAAGCCAGTGGGGAGTTTGCTGGGACAGATCAAGATATCGCCAATGCGGTTGATGGCGTCCTGCAATCTCAGTCTGAATTTGCTGGTTACTATGCGGATCAGCTGGTGCAGGCGTCTGAGGAAACGGGGCGTTACGTTGCTCAGCTACAACAGTTACCCGAAGTGCTTTCTGCTTTGAAGTCTGCGTATAGCGCTTTGGAGTCTGCGCAAGAGGATATGGCTGGTGGCGGCGGGCTATCTGCTGACACTATTGAATCCTTGGCAAGTGCTGAAGCAAACTACATTGATTACCTCTATGAGGAAAACGGTGTTGTTAAGCTCAATACAGAAGTGTGGAAAGAGAACGCTAACGCCAAGATGCTGGGTGAGATGGACGAGATCCAGAAAGAGATCGACTCGCTGAATGAGCAAAATGACGCTTTGCGTGAGAACATTGCTTACTATGAGGAGCAACGTCAGTTGGGCAGTGATGGCGGTTTATGGTCGAACCTGATTGCTCAGACCACCGCTGATATTGAGGAGAACAACAAAGCGATTGAGGAAAATCAATCAAAGCTCGCTATTTATAGTAGTCTATATGGCTCAATTACCGGTGATCTGAACGCATATACTGCCGCTTTGCAAAACTTCTCAAATGTTGCCAATTCTATTGACTCCATTACTGGGTCTTTCCAAACGCTTGCAAATTTGCAAGCAGAGGTGGCGAATGGGTTCACCATGTCACTGGACAAGGCTTTGGAGTTTGCCAAAGTTTACCCTGAGATCCTTAATAGCGCCCAAGCAACTGCTGATGGACAGATTTTGCTCAACGAGGGTGTTGTCAATTCCTTCATTGTGGGCAAAAAGGCAGAGTTGGACGCTCAGATTGACGCCGAAGTAGCTAAGTTAGAGGCCGACAAAGAAGTCTTGCAGGCCAAGATGGAAGCTGCTCAGGCTCAGTTGGATCTTGCTAAGTCTGTTGCTGAGGGAGAGGGCAATATCACTAAGGAGCTGGCTGAGTACCGAATTAACGCCGGCAATATTGTTGCTCAAGCATTGATTGATGCAGGTGTTGATGAAGCGACCGCGTTCAAACTGGCAGCTGCGGCTATGGCTCAGAACGCTGAGGAGTTTGACCGGGTTGCTATGGAAGTCTGTACGGACGTGAACGGGAATTTCAATCAGGCCGCTTACGATCTGGCGCAGACGATGTACCAAAACCTGACCAATGTAAAAACCGATCTTGCGTCTGTGGCTACGCAGGCTCATGAGACTGCTAAGGCAATCGCTGGTGTTGCAAATGGATCTGTTGCGGGTTCGTCTACTATGCAGGGTGGTTCTGGTGGAGGTACTGGTAGTAGCGGAATCAAACTCAACCTAACAAGTGGTAGCTTTGAGGGTACAGAATATACCTATACTGCTAAGGAAAGTGGTCTGGAAGATTTTATTTCTCAGATCGAGTTGGATATCTCGAATTACCAAAATGCAATTAGCCAGATTGACGGCCAAATCGCCGCTTTGCAAGCGTTGAAAAATGCGCCGCTGAAGAGCTTCAAAGGTTCTGGTACTGGTTCCAGTGGCAGTGGTTCTTCTGGTGGTACAAAGGACGTTGAGGAGTACATTGCTTCTATCGACGAGTATCGTGAAGCGGTAGAGCGGCTGCGTAAAGCTCAGGAGGAAGCCGACAAGCTGGAGACAGCAATCAACAATGCCGGAAGTTTTGAGAAGAAAATCGAGCTACAGGAAAAGTTGATTGCCGCGTATCGTGAGGAGCAAGCTGCGCTTCACAATTTGAACGATATGCGCGATTCTACGATTACCCAAGGAGTGGAGTCACTACGCGAGCTTGGTTTTGCTGTTCAATACAACGCCGATACCAATGAGCTTTGGATTGAAAACCTGGATCACCTAAATGAGCTAACTGCTGACAGTGCCGGAAGCTATGATAGCCTGCAAGAGGCCACCAATGCTTTGCGTGAGGGTACTGAGGATCTGATCAATACCATCACTGATTTGAATGACGCCAACCGCGAAGGGTCTGAATCTTGGTGGGAGCTGAACAGAAGCATCATTGAAACCACTATCTCAATGTATGAGAATATGATGCAGGCTCGAAAGAACGCTGCTATGCTTGCTGAGAATGGAATGGACAACGCCATTGATACCAAGAATTTGGATGATGTCAAGAAATTCTCAGCCGCTATGATTGCTGAGTATCAGGGTATGCAGAAGATTCTGCACGAGGAGGCGGAATATTATCGTTCTCTGGGATATTCGGATACCAGCGATGAAGTCAGTAAGCTCAGTGATCTGTGGTGGGATTATGCTGACAACATCAAGAGTGTCAAAGAGCAGGTAGTTGATTATCTGATCGACATTGTAGATGCCGCGCATGATGCTGTAGACGAAATCCAGAATGTGTCTGATACGCTTTATGAAGCCGCTGACGAATTTGCAGCAAATGATGGTTTTATCACCGTTGATACATACCAGGCTCTGCTTCAGCTCGGCCCTCAGTATATGCAAATGCTGAAAGACGAGAATGGGCTATGGGAGATCAACGAGGAGCGAATCAATGATGTGATTGCTGCTCGGACTCGACAGCTGGCCGTTGAGAACGCTATGTCTTATGTGGAGCGCTTGAAGCTGGTAGCACAGGAAGGGTCTATTGAGGATCTGAATAATCTATGCTTTGCTACTACTGATGCCACCAATTCTACTTGGGGGCTTGTATATGCGGAGCTAGAGCTGATGCACACTATGGGCGAGCTGAATGATTCTCAGTATCAGGCTGCTTTGCATAACATTGAGGCTATGCAGGATTTAGCGAATAATGTAGTGGCGAACATTGGCAAAACCACTGATGCAGTAGCGAAGAATCTGGAAGAGGCACGTAAGCAGTTAGAAGACACCAAGAAGGGGTTGCAAGATCTTCTTGATGAGCTTGAAGATATGGAAGACGGTGCGAACGATCTCGTCAAGTACGTGATGGATATGCTCAAGCACCGGATTCAAGAGCAAATTGACCTTCTGGAAGAAATGAAGGACAAGTACAGCGAGATTATCGACCTAAAGAAGGACTCGCTGGATGCTACCAAGGACGAGCAGGACTATCAAAAGTCGATTGCTAAGAAGCTCAGGGAAATGGCAAAGTTGCAAGAGCGTATTAACGCTTTGTCCTTGGATGATAGTCGGAGCGCTCAGGCTGAACGCGCTAAGTTGTTGGAGGAGATGGCCGAACTCCAAGAAGATTTGGCTGATTCTCAGGCGGACAAATCTATCGAAGCCCAGAAGGAAGCTCTGGATCAGATGGAGAAAGATTATCACGAGGAGAAGGATCAAGAAATCAAAATCCTCGAAGATTCGATCTCTTCTTACCAGAAGCTCTACGATATGGCGATTGCCTATATTCGTGATAACTGGGACGCGCTCTACCAAGAATTGATTGCATGGAATACTGAGTATGGCTCTGTTTTGAACTCTGAGATCACAGCGGCATGGGAGGCGGCGCAGGCCGCAGCTCAGCGCTATGGTGATTTTGTTTCTGCGATTATGGGCGGTATTTCTGCTGAAATTGACAGTATCACCAAGCAAATCGAAGCTCTTGACGAACAGATGTCCAATCTAAGTACCGGCCCTGGCAGTTCTGGTACAGGCGGAACTGGTACCGGCGATAGGAACACAACGGTAGGTAACAAGGCTCCACATACTTCTCCGACCAGTGAAGATATGGTGAAAACCATTGTCGGTCGTATGAAGGAATATGGTGCAGCATGGAGTATCAGGAATGACAAAGCGACCAATGACGCCCTTCACCAAAAGGCTGTTAATTTGGCTCGCCAGTTGGATCAGTATGGGATTCATGCTGATTTCCGTGATTCAGACGGAACATGGTGGATTACCCGAGACGAATTGCATCCCAACAATGTTGGAAAAATGCTCCACAGCTGTTATCATACAGGTGGCTTTGTTGGGGACGAACCGCTGAAGCCTAACGAGCAGTATATTAAGGCTGAGAATGGTGAACTGATGATGACGAGCAGTCAGCAAGATAGTCTTGCGGCTCAACTTGATCGGATCAGTGCTATGGCCGATGTGCTTGCAGACAGAGCGGGCTTTGGCCCAACTCCTACTGTTGGAGGTGGATTGTCTCACGCTGAAAGGGGCACAATCAACAACATCACAAACAACTCTCGACCAATCGAGATTCATGTCGGAGATACCATTATTCAGGGCAATGCCAGCGCGGAGACAGTTGCTGCACACAGCAAAATGACCGAACAGATGGTGAACGAACTGGCTCGAAGGGTTGGTGTGAAGTGGTGACACAATGGGCGGGGAGTGAGAAACTTCCCGCCCTCTTCATAATCAATCAAAGGAGGTGCGGCGGTGTATAAAAGTTATGAGTTTACGTTTGCGGATACGCCAGCGTCAATTTACGGGATGTTCGTGTGCGACATTGGAAACAAAAGCCATAGTGACAATGAGTTTGGCAATAAAGCTAACATTGTGGAGAAACGGATTGCTAACCGTATTACCCCGCTGCATTATGGTGTGCGTTATCACGACACCCCTTTGACTTTTACTCTAATCTTTGGAAGTGAAGAGTATATGGATCGCTATCAGATCCAAGAGGTATCAAACTGGCTGACTGGTTATCAGGATTATCAATGGTTATCTATTGATCAACCGGATATGGAGCATATTCAATTCCGATGCCTTATTCAATCTTTGACACCTATTAGTATTCGATGGCTCCCTATTGCATTTGAAGCAAAGGTGATTTGCGACTGTCCTTATGGGTATAGCTATCCTTTTGAGGAGAGAATCCCGGTCAACGGAACAATCAACCATCGTTTCTACAATGATAGCACTATCAAAGAAAATCTACGGCCTGAAGTACAGATCATATTGGCGTCTGGCTGCAAAAACTTCTCCATTACAAACCTAACCACAGGAACATTTATGGAGTTTTCCGCATTGCCCAATGGTGGAATCACCATTATCGTAGATAACGAAAATGAGATTGTTCGAGATTCTTACGGCCAGTATGATTTGTATGAGCATTTCAATTTTCAGTTTCTTGAATTTGCTTCTGGTGATAACCAACTGGTGATTACAGGATCTGGAACAGTCGTCATCAATGGACGATATCTGTACAACGTGGGTGCATAAAAAAAGAGAAGGGAGGCCAGAGATGTATCTGGATTACACGAAAATTAAGAGTGGGCAGAAAAAGCAACCCATGCTCAGGTTGCGCACTCTGGCCGGGAAAGAATTGGGAGTTATCCCATTTGTGCATAATCTCGAATTTGAGATCAATTACTCTGATATCAGCACAATTCAGTTTACCACACCCTACAAGGTAAACGGTATGCTGAATCCATTGTATGCTGCACTAACCAGCTTCAAAGTGATTTACACTGAAGAATTTGGAATTTATGTGCTGGCTTCACCTCGAAAAAGCGGTGACGGAGTAGAGGAAAGCAAGACGGTCATGGGGTATTCTTTGGAGCAGATGTTCAAAAAGAAGGATCTGTTTCTGGAAGAGGGTACTTATAATTTCTGGAACCCATCAAATAGCAAGGATACTATTCTTGGTCGGATTATTGAGCTTGACCCAAGTTGGAGTGTGGGATATGTTGCTCCACGTCTGATTAGTTGCTATCGGACATTTGACCAATATGATAATGACGCATTGAGCTTCTGCTATGGCGATGCAATGGAGAAATATAGCTGTGCTTTTGTATTTGACGTATATCAGAAGCGCATCAATGTGTACGATGCAACAAAGGACGCTGAGACTTTGCCAATCTATTTGAGCTATCACAATTTGGTAGACTCGGTAGATGTGGAAGAGCTTTCCGATGAGATTGCCACCAAAGTTCATTTGAGTGGTTCTGATGGATTGACCATTCGTGATGTGAACCCTATGGGCACTGATTATATTGTCAATCTTGATTACTTCCTTTATAACGGTGATCTGGATGTTAAAGTTGGCGACAGTAATATGACGCTGGCGGACAAGGTAAGAGAGTGGCAGGCCGCAATTACAGCGAATCAGACCTATTACACTGGACTTGCCTCAGCTCGTGCTTCTTTGACGGCACAGAAGCTAACGGCGCAAGTGGATTTGACGACGATGAAGGGTGAGCTGGATACATTAACTGCACAGCAGAGCGTGATCATCCAAGCTATGGCAATGGAGACAACGGATGCTGGAAAAAACAAGCAGCAGACTCAGCTGAATAATGTTAATGCCCAGATTTCTGCTAAAAATGCTGAAATCAAATCCCAAGAGACGAAGATCGCAACCATTGGTACAGACATTGATCGGTATATGAGTGCCATGACTGCCATCAACAAGCAACTTTCTTTTGAGGGATACTTCACAGCTGCAGAACGTGAGGTTCTTAGCCCCTTTATGATTGAGGCCAGCTTGAGTGATGAAACCTTTGTGGTGACTGATATTGACACTACTGCTGGTGGTGCGGTATCTACCGTGTCTGGTAGCGTCAGTGTAGCGAAATCGAATATCACAAAAGTGGAATTGATGAGCTTTGGCAAGACTATGTATGCGATTGCCGGAGGTACTTTGTCGGTGCCAGGTGCAAATCTTACTGCTGAAATCATGAGAGGTACTTTGGAAGTGTCTGGCAGTGGGTATGTTATGACGGCATATCTTGGCACAACAAATTACAAGGATCATGATTTTTCAACTGGACTCATTACAATCTCTGGTATCTTGTCACAGCTGAGCAGCGATGTGAGCGCTTATACTCAGGATGAGATCACAGAGTATAAAGGAACACGATTCAGTTTCCAGACAACGAACGCAGACTCTTACTTTACGGTTAGTGCCAATGACTATCAAAAATATTCAGTTGCTATGGAGTTGTATAGTTTTGGCGAGGAAGTATTGGATGACTATGCGTGGCCTGTCTATGAGTTTAATGTGGATAGTGCCAACTTCCTATACCACAATAAATTTGAACCGTTCAAAAATAAACTGGAGCTTGGCAAAGCGGTTCATTTGGAGTTGGGTAGTGAAGGATTGATTAACGCTAAGATTATCGGGTTCAGACTGAACTTCGAGGATATCAGCAATTTTGAACTGATTTTCTCTAACCGTTATCAAAAGAAAAACGGTCAGAAGTTTTTGAAGGATTTGTTTAACAGCACTTCACAGTCGAAAAAGACAATCAATGCCAACAAGTATACTTATAACCGTGCTGCTGATAAAGTAACAGAGGTTTCAGAAATCATACAGCAACAGTTGGTAGCGGCGGTCAATAATATTGTCAACAAAGAAGATCAAACCGTTTTGATTAACAGTGCAGGTATTAACATTGGAGGAAGCTCTGACTACCAAATGCGACTGGTTGATAATATGATTGCTATGACCGATGACAACTGGAAAACAGCAAAGTTGGCAATCGGACTTTTTGCGACAAAGGATGTGGGCACCCAATGGGGTGTCAATGCGGAAATGTTGGCGGGTAACATCCTAATCGGTAACAAATTGATTTTGCAGAACCCTAACGATGAAGGGTACATGATGTTCCAAATCGACGAGACAGGTGCATGGCTGTATAATGCTCAGTTCGTACTCCAAGAGGGGAAGACGGGTGGGTTGATTATTATTGACCCCAAGTATGGTATTGTGGCTGGTACCAAATTGCTGTTTGATACAAATGGGACGACCGTAACGCCGGAGTTTATGGATGAGGCAGGAGAAATCACATTTGACTCTGAGGGTATGCCTAAGAACGCAAACTTTTTCCTGGATATCAACACAGGCAATGCTTATTTTCGTGGCAAACTTAGGGCGAAGTCTGGGTTGATTGGTGGATATACTATCGAGGATAGCTACCTACACGCCGGCAGTGGAGGAACGTATGTCGGGCTGAATGGTGGCACAAGCGTTTATGCAGACTATGCAATGTGGGCAGGAGCTGCTAACCCAAGTAAAGCTCCTTTCTATGTCAAGAAGGATGGCACTCTTTATGCTAAGAACGGAATCTTCGCAGGTAAGCTGGAGGCGGCAACAGGCACATTTAAGGGTACATTGAGTGCAGCTACTGGCACTTTCTCAGGTGCATTGAGTGCAGCTACTGGCACTTTTGCCGGTTCATTGAGCGCTGCAACAGGTACATTTTCAGGAAGCCTTAGCGCTGTTAATGGTACGTTTACGGGTACGCTGAGTGCTGCCAATATCAGTGGCAACCTAACAGCGAACTCTGGAGCAGCTTTGGTCGGCTGTGCGATCTATGTGCCCAACAGGAGCAACCCTAAGTTCAGTGTGGATTCAGCGGGCAACGTGTCAATGCTTGGAAATCTGACTTTGAGTAACGGCGCAATCTCGTGGAGCAATCTAGGAAGCGGTGTGCAAAATCGGATTACCAATGTTGAGCAAGACATCTACAGCCTGTCCAGAGATATTTCAGACGTTGAGAATTATGTTGACAACCGGCTTTACAATTTCAATATTCGTATGGACGGTGTGCAGCAAGATATCAACTGGCTATCCAATAATATGTGGACTGAACGCGAAATCATGAATATCGCCAGTACACAGATCACAAACGAGTTAATTTCTTCCCCGCGTATTTATGGTGCCTACATTCAAGGCGGTACCATTAACGGTGCCAATTTCATGTTCGGTAGTTTTGGATCTATCTATGATGGATATGGTTCTGATGGCGTCAACCGCACTGATTTGGCGTGTATCAATTCAAACAGAGGTATGTCTATCTCTGCTTCGCAAGGCATGGCGCTCAGCGCTGGTCATGGAATTTGGATTACGGGTGATGTGCATATCAGAGTAGGCGGTAGATGGGTAAACCTAAATGAAGTCGTTACGGCATAGTGCCAAAGAAGGAGAACAACATGACAAAAATGGAAATTGCTCAGCATATTGCTGATGATCACAACCGACTGGCGAACATTTTGGCTTCTGGCGGTATGAAGCTATTGAACGCCGATAGCGCTATTTTGTTGGGCGATACGCTCAAAGACCTTCGTGCTCTGGCACAACAGATTTCTCAGGATATCGAGCAGGAGGCAGAGGCAGAAGCCCAGGAGAAAGAGAAGAAGTAAGGAGGAGGTAGTATGAACATCCCCAATCCGTATACTTTGCCGTCAATGGATTTTGTCGGTGGGTCTACACAAGATCTGGTTTTTCACTGCTATCACTATCTGAATAAGAAAGCACAGGATCTCTCCTCATGTACGGCAAACTTCTCCATTATCAACTTTGTCAACAAGAATGGAGATCCGTTGGTTTCTAAACAGATGGACATTGGAGCCGCCCCAGATGTAGATGGAGAGGTCAGTAATGTACTGAGGGTTGCGCTTGCTCCGCTGGATACGGTGAATTTGCCAGCCGGGAAGTATATTTACCAAATCACCATCAAGGATATCTCAGGTGACGTTGAAATTCCAAACCAAGGAATTATTCACATCATCAACAACATCAATAAAGCGTTCGTGAGATAAGCGCCTATAATGGCGCTTTTTTTATGTGAAAAGAAGGAGGATTGCACAATGAACACCACATATTTTCTGAATCTTGCCGCTGGCAACCTGTTTCAGACAAAGGTGAACCCGCCTATTCCTACTGAACTGTGGATTGGCCTGAGCACGACCGCTCCCAACATTAACGGCACCAACGTCACTGAGCCTGCGGCCAGTGCGGGTTATGCTCGTATGAAGTTGGATATGCTTGGAGAGCCTGCAGTTGGCGTTGTCACTAATGAGGCCAATATCGACTTTAACGAGAGTACGGCGTCATGGGGTACTGTAACCCACTTTGTTATTTTTGACGCACAGAACGGCGGAAATTTGTTGCAGTACGGTGCATTGTCTACGCCAAGAAGCGTCGAAGCGGCAACAATCATGACCATCAAGTCCGGCTACCTTAACCTATCTGTCCAGAACCTATCCTAACAGGGGGTGATGGAGTATGGCGAAGGAATTTGACATCTATCTGCGGAAGCATTTGGTGGAGTGTGATTTGCTTGTCTATTCCATCCCATACCACGACGGTATTTCTGTAACCAATCGTTTGATCTTGGAGACAGCTTTGAATGGTTATCTCCTACATAAATTTGCAGCTGCGCAAATGGGGTCTGAGGTTGAGGCGCACATTGACCAGATGATCAAGCTGTGTCTGGAGAAATTGAGCATGGGGATGGATCTGGGTGCCGTGGTTGATTTTGAGGCACACGCAAAGCTCTACATAGAAAACGATCCGATTATTATTGACACACCAGCTATCAATATGCTGGGGCAGGTGTTCAATGAGGTGGAAAGCGGATTGATTTTGGCGGTAGATTCATTGGTTACACAGGTGGCTTCATCTACTGGTAGAGGGGATTTTCCTCTGCTGGTAGACGCTGGTGTAACTGACACACTTAAATACAGCTTACTCAATTTAAGAAGCGCTCTTACACCAGATGTTGCTGTAAGACAGATTAACCAAGTAGACTATATCAGGGCGGATACATCAACTGTTATTGATTCCACATTGCAAAGTCTGTGTTACAATCTGGTTTTTGATGCCAGCGCTGCTACAGAGATTATGGCTTTGGTGCTGGGTACAGAAATCCGTCACTCTTTGGGTGTTTGGTATAACGGACTAACCTTCGCTTCTAAGGTAACAGGCACCTGGACACAGAAATTTATTGTTGCAGAAACTGTCACAGCCATCATGCAGGAGGCGATGGGGAAACTCATTAAGGTACTGTACCCAGACGATGGCAGTACGGTTGTCAAAGCCGCTGATTTGAATATCAGTATGAAGCGATACCGTCTATTGCATGAGTTAGACGATTTGTGTTTGGCGGACATTGATAATATGACACTTGAAGAGCTGGATTATGTTTGGCTCGCATGAGTTGAAGGAAAGGGGAGATATTATGTCTCAGGCACATCTGGGAAGTTTTAGTGGAACTGTGACACCTGGAGTCAATATGCTGGATGTTTTTAAGGCAAACGAACAAGCTGAGAATCCCAATAGCATTTTGAACTTTGGCCCTATGTCTTTGAAAAAGTTCAGTTTGTCCTGCCCTGCTGGGACAAAGGTAAAAATCAATGGGAAAGAGATCCCTCTGTTTACTGGCTTTTTCGAGATGGGTATGAATCAGGTTAATGTCACATCTTTGGAATTTGATGAAGCTGTGGATATGAGTATTTACTATATGTTCTAAGGGTGGAGGATGTAGCGATGGCAGATTTGAGTTTGAAAGACGCGCTGCTCCTGGCAGGTGGAGGAACCGATAGTTCTGGTGGCTCCGGTGGTAAGGATGGAGTCGGAATCGCATCTTTGGAAATTAACGATAGTGGGGAGCTGGTTGTTACTTTGGATAATGGGCGTGTGAAAAATCTTGGGAGAATTGTCGGTGAAGACGGGGCAGTGTATGTCCCACATATCAGCGATGAAAAAGTCCTTTCATTCACGATTGAGAAAACACCCGCTAAGGTTCCCGATCCTGTTGATTTGAGTAGCGGTGGTATTAACTCTTCTGACGTGACAACAGATGAGGAGGTCAATGAAATGCTCGGTGAGGTTTTCGGAGAACAAGGCAGTAGCGACACTGTAGATGACGACCAAGTTGCCACTGATGCAGAGGTGGCAGAAATGCTAAAGGAAGTTTTCGGTCTTTGACTGTAAACTGATAGAAAGTACAAACTTATAACAAAACAAGGAGGAATAACAATGAGTTACGATGTGAAGAAACTAACCAGACTCCAGGATTTGAAGACTCTGGCAAGCACTATCAATGACAACTTTGCAACCAAGGACGAGGTTGCGGGGCTTGCAACAGCTTTTAAGTCCGGTGAAGTAACAGGTAACACTGTCAAGCTGTACACCAGCGAGGATAAGAGCGGCACTCCTGCGTTCAGCTTTGACTTCCCTGCTGAGCTATTCCTGGATCAGGCCAAGACACAGTTCGTGCCTGAGTTCGCATTTGATGCCGATACTTACACTGACGCGACTGACCCTGATCTGGATGGTAAGCCTGTTATGGTTCTGGCTGTCAAGGGCGAGGACGATGCGGTCGCTTACTCTTTCCTAAGTATGGCTGCATTGGTGGACACCTATAAGGCCAAGGCTGGTGATGGCACTGCTACCGTGACTGTGAGCGGCTATGAGATCAGCGT